GGTGTTACTCTAACTGCGGCGAATGTTGTAGTATGGTTTTCCCCTATTACCTCAGTTGAAACATATCTTCAGGCTAATGCTAGGGTACACCGAGCAGGACAACATAACCCCTGTACAGTAGTGCATCTAGAAGGCTCTCCAGTAGAGAAAAGAATGTACAAGATGTTGCAGGGAAAGGTAGACATACACACTAAAATGATTGACCTATATAAAAATATTTTGGAGGAATAACTGTACAATGTAAATGTTTTGTACTAAAATGTAGACATAAACAAGGAGGAGAATATGAGTGAAGCATCAGCAAATAAGCTAGTAAAAATATACTTAAAGATTCGTGATAAGCGAGCAGAGTTGTCAAAGCAAGATAGTGAATTAGAAGAGCAACAAAACATAATTGAAACTGAGTTGTTAAGTATTTGTAAAGAAACAGGTGCAGATGGTTTGCGTACTGAATTCGGCACAGTTACTAGATCAGTTAAGAAAAGGTTTTGGACTAGCGATTGGAGTTCGTTTTATGATTTTGTCAAAGAGCATAATGCCATAGAGTTATTGGAAAAGCGTGTAGCGCAATCCAACATGGCGACGTTCATTGAAGAAAACCCGGATGCAATACCGCCGGGATTACAAGTAGATAGTCGCTACACGGCTGTCATTCGTCGTAAATAATGGAGAAGATAATGAGTAATGATTTAGCGATGTTAGATATTGGTTTACCAGCCCACCTTAAATCAATGGAGTTGGATGATACTACTAAAGCCCTTATGGGTAGTGGAGGTAGTGGTTCTAAACGTATTTCTATTGAGGGCGGAGTATGGCGCTTGCTAGTAAACGGTAAAGAGATTGCACAGAAAGAAGAACGTAACTTAAATGTTGTTATTGTTGCCGCCTCTTCTAAAGTGTCTCGTACTTACTATGAGGGTGTATATAAGAAGGGTGTTACATCTACACCTGACTGCTGGTCTCCAAATGGTGATTATCCTGACGCTAGTGCAAAACATCCACAGGCTAAGTCTTGTGCTACTTGCCCACAGAACGTAAAAGGTTCAGGTCAAGGTGATGGTCGTGCTTGCAGATTCAGCCAACGTATTGCAGTAGTTTTGGATAACGATATTGCTGGCGATGTATTCCAGTTAGTGCTTCCTTCTACATCAATCTTTGGTGAAGGCGAATCAGGTAAATGGCCTTTGCAGATGTACGCTAAGATGATTGGCTCTAAGGGATGCCCTATTACTGCGGTAGTTACTGAGATGCGTTTTGATACGGCTTCTTCTACACCTAAGATTACATTCAAGCCAATACGTTTCTTGGAGACTAATGAAATCGGTACTGCTATTGAACAAGGTAAGAGTTCTGAAGCTATCAAAGCAATTACCATGACCGTAGCCGCAGAGAAAAAAGAAGATGCTCCTGCATTAAGCGCACCTGCACAAGCGGAAGCCCCAAAAGCTAAAGCCGAAGCACCTGCACCTACCGAAGAAGAAACTTCTGAGCCAACTAAACGTACATCCAAGAAAGAAGAGCCGACACCTAAGAAAGATTTAGGCAAGATTCTATCTGACTGGGATGACGAGGCTTAAGGAGTAGTCATGGCACAAGGCTATTCAAGCGTTTTCATAAAAAACGTTAGGGAAGCCGACAGAACCAAGATAGGGGTACAGCTAGGAAGAGTGTGCATCGACAATGATATTCCGGTTGTTGAAGTAGCAGAATTCTTTACTGTATCCCGAATGACTGTATATTCTTGGTTTCGTGGTAAAACTAATGTCCCCGAGAAACATCGGGGAAAGATGCAAGAGCTTGTTAAGAAATTAAGATAGTAGTACCGGAGGGCTAGGTCTTGATCTGCCGAAGAGGGTGTACCCGTCGCACCCCTGCCCCTCCTTTTTTACTGACGGTTTAAGGCGGATATGTTACTAACAAATGAATTCTTATCAGCAGTGCTTCCTCCAAGTGGGTCGTATTGCGTGGTAGGTTTGAAAAAAGATGAGAAGCCAAGACAAAAATTTGTTGGCTCTATCGAAGAAGTAGAACAACTTGCTAATAAATTAGTTACAGATGAATACGATGCGTACTTTGCACTAGCTTCCTTTGCCGACCCTAAAGAGGGCAGAACATCCAAGAACGCTGAGTTCTTTAAGTCTTTCTTTATCGACATTGATTGTGGTATGGGTAAACCCTATGCTGACCAAGCCGAAGGAATGACTGCACTTAAAGCCTTTATCAAGGAAGCCAAGCTACCTAAACCTATGGTGGTTAACTCAGGTCGTGGTGTGCATGCGTACTGGGTACTAGAAGAGCCTATGGCTCGTGAAGAATGGAAGCCCTTAGCCGAGGGGTTAAAGCTCCTCTGTGAGCGTTATAAACTTGATGCCGACCCATCTGTTACTGCGGATACCGCACGCATACTGCGAGTTCCTAGCACCTTTAACTATAAAGACCCAGCTAATCCGTTGTTAGTATCCGTAATCATCAAAGGGGACCCGGTAGCTAACGATGTTTTCAAAGATGTTTTCAAATTGTCTGAGGACGATGTGTTTGCTGGAATGACTGGTCAGCCTTTTGTACCCCGTCAGATGGATGCAATGACTCTTGCACTAATGGGTAACAACATCTCTCGGTTCAAGACTATCTTAGTCAAATCTATTGAGGGTACAGGTTGCCCACAAATCTTGAATATCTATGAAAATCAAGGCACAATAGAGGAGCCGCTTTGGAGGGGAGGACTAAGTATTGCCCAAGCGTGTGTGGATAGGGATAAAGCCATTCACGTAATCTCTAAGCAACACCCCTCATATTCTGCATCTGAGACAGACCGTAAGGCTAATGAAACAAAAGGCCCTTATACCTGCACTACATTTAAAAAGCTTAATCCTGTTGGTTGCCAAGGTTGCCCACATACCTTTAGTTCCCCTATTCAGTTAGGCAAAGAGTTTAACGAAGCTAAAGAAGAAGATAACGAAGTAGAAGTACCAGCACAAGAAGAGGGCGAAGCCCCAGTGCAATACACAATCCCTAAGTACCCATTCCCGTTTGTTAGAGGTGCGGCTGGTGGTGTGTATACCAAGATAAAGGACGATGAAGGCATTGAGTCAGTAGAGATGATTTACCCATACGACTTCTATGTAGTTAAGCGTATGCGTGACCCCGATCAAGGCGAAGTATTACTTATGCGTTTGCACCTCCCACAAGATGGTGTACAAGAATTTATCATCCCACTAACCGCAGTGCTTGCAAAAGACAGGTTCAGGGACACAATCGCCTCACATGGCTTAGCCGTACTAGGCAAAAAACAGGACTTACTTATGGCTTACATTACCCGTTGGGTTGAAGAATTACAGGCCAGCACTAAAGCTGAAACCGCACGTAGACAGTTTGGTTGGTTGCCCGATGACAGCGCATTTATCCTAGGTGATAAAGAGATTACTGCTGATGAGATTAAATATAGCCCCCCTACTACCGCTACGCTACCGCTAGTTCCTTGGTTTAAAGAAAAGGGCGACTTTCATATTTGGAAGGATGTAGTTAACGCGTATGGTAGACCCGACATGGAAGCTAAGGCTTTTGCGTTGTTCATGGGCTTTGGTAACGTACTGCTACGCTTTACTAATCTTGAGGGTTATATGCTCAGCTTGAAATCACAAGGTTCAGGTTCAGGTAAGACGACTATCCTCCATGCTGTATCTAGTATCTATGGACACCCAAAAGACACCCTTATGCAAGTTAAGGATACCTACAACCAAAAGATGCAACGGATCGGAACTTTCCAACATATTCCAATTCTCTTAGATGAGATGACTAATATGCCTCCTGAACAGAAATCAAACCTTGCCTATGATATTACGCAGGGTCGTGCTAAGAACCGTATGAAGTCCCAAGAAAACGCTGAGCGTGTCAACATTACACGCTGGGCAACAGGAATGATTACGACTTCTAACCGTTCACTACGAGATGACTTGTTGGCTATTAAGGCTTTCCCTGAAGGCGAGCTAATGCGTATTATGGAGTTGCATATCTTTAACGATGCTAACGACGATCCTGTATGGGCAAGGAATCACTTTAGCCGCCTATACGATAACTACGGGCATGCTATTTATCCGTTCATGCAGTATGTGGTGGGGCATCTACCCGAGGTAATCGAGTTCTTAGGAAAGATTCAAACTAAGATTGAAGCTGAAGCAGATATTAAATCTCACGAACGGTATTGGTCAGCTATGGCGGCT